TACTTCTCTTTTCCATTGTTTCTTCTTTTGACCTTTCGTCCATTATTTTATTAGCCGTTCTTTCTGCCCAGGGCAACATGGTTGAGCCACCCCAAGCGTCATACATTATTGAACCGCATATTTCATTATCATCTTCATCAAAATATTTGCCTTGGTCATATACCTTGGCTCTACTTAAAAAACTATATGTTCTTATTACCTCATCCTCACTTAATGCCTCTCTTTCGCTTAACTGCCTTGCTCTTGTCCAGCCTACACTTGTACCGCACTGGCTGCTATTATCTTCTTTATGCTGCAATGCTTTCTTTGCTGCATTAGTCGCTGATTGTGGATAGTTACTATATGGCATCGCTTGATGGTTCTATTTTTATGTTTGATGCTAAAGGCAATTCATAACTATCTCCACCAGTGTAAGGATTCATATTCTCCTTAATTCGAATTTCGTTAGGTGACATCGCCAGTACATTACGCATCGTAGTATAATAAGATGATCTCGCTGCTATATCGCCACGCAGTAATCCATCAAGATTAAAACGTGTACAATAAGTGTACTTTTCTGCCTCAAAAAATATCTTCCTATTAAATTCTGCCTCTATTGTTTCGCACAATGGCATAATGGTATAGTTTACAAACATCTGGCTAAGTTGCTCCATGTTGCCAAATGTTGCCTTTTCCATATCTTCTAATAAAACACCAGGAACACCAGTTATCCTTGCTATGTCAGAGATAGTAGCTTTCTTTGTTTCGTTAAATGCTGCATCGGCAGGATTAAGTCCTACTTTCTGGAAGTCCATGCCTTCCTCTAAGATTGCAGTACCTCCAGCGTTTTGACTTCCACCAAAAGCACGGTTAAAGCTACCTTTCAATCTATCGTATGCCTCGTTAGTTAATCTTCCAGGATGTTTTAAAACACCGTTTAAGTGCGCACCATTTTTGTAAAAGTTAGCACCATAATTTCTATTGGCTAAAGCTAACCCAAAGTTGTCACGGTGAACGTCTGGCACTAACAAAGCCTTAACACCATCCCATGCAAGGTTAGGTATATAGATGATATTCTCACCTCTATATGTCTTGTTGTTTTCCTTATTCTTAAATATTAATTCATTCCTACTATTATATCCTATCTCCATTTTGGTAGGATTTAAAATAGTAAGGCTGTTTATCCTTGTAGTTATGCTATTCCTATTGATGGCTGCGTAAAATGCACCATGAGCCAAGTAATGCAACACCATTGTTTTGTAAAAAGTGTGTGAGGTATATAACTCCGATGGCTCTCTTGATATTATTTTGTAATTAGGATGTTCGGTTGCAATTCTTGTGCCACCATTATCCAATTTTTCTATAATGTCAAAAGGAATGGATGCAACAACACCTCCAAGTATTTGTGTAGCACGGTAAAATGCAGGAAGACCTATAATTGAATATTCATCTACTGCGACGCCAGCAGCTGATCCTCTTTGAAATAATGCGCCTAAAGTATCACCGTTTATTGGTGTACTTGGATTTTCAATACTTCCACGAGTATTAGAAAAAAAAGACCGCATGGTGTTAACTATTCCCATGCGGCAAATATAAACCAGATTAGTATGAAGTAATGGAGTTATGGTAACATCTTAAACAAAGCGCACCATCATATAATTACTTTTTGCTTTTCTAAAACTTTCGTAGGTTTTATATTTTTCTTCAAGACCAAACTGGTCTCTTTCCTCCTCCAACTTTTGCCATGCCTCTTGATGTGTACGACATTCACCGGATAACTCATAAAACCTATGAAAATAACCGCTTGTGCAATTAATCTGCCTTACTTGTTGAGCGTACTCATGCTTTGCCATTAATCTTTCCATAATTAAAAAGTTTTTATTTTAATTAGGTACATTACAACATTAATAATCCCTGTTCTCTTTCACCAGATGTGTAAATAGTTGGTCTTTGTTCTACCATTATTTGAGCGTAGGCCATAACCATAGCAACAGGCCCATCTACCTTCTCTGTTGACTTTGCTTTATCTATTTTTATATTTCCTGCTGGATCAAAACGCAACATTACATTTGTCATCATCCACTCCATCACTGGATTACCATCATGTGTAATCTCACTTGATAAAAACATCTTTTCTATTTCTTTTGTTGGTGCAGACATGGAAATAAAACCTTGCCCAAATGGTTTCATATTTGCTCCATCATTTGTGAGCTGTATTACTAACTGGGAGGCATTCCACCGGTCAAAAGCAATGCACTCTATTTTATACCTTGCAGTTAACTCAATTACTTTAGCTTTTATAAAATCGTAATCAGTAACATTGCCATCTGTCATAATTATATCACCATCCTGGGCCCATTGCACATAAGGCACTCCATCTGATAATGATCGCTCCCTTACATTATCCTCTGGGCAAAAGAAATAAGACTTTATATGTGGTTTATCAAGTCCTTGCTGCACTGGGAAACAAAGCACTAAGGCAGCAATGTCTCGCGTAGAGGCAAGGTCTAATCCAGCAAAGCATTTCTTATTATACAGCGTAGCATCATCAACTTTTAATCTACTTGATTCAATATAACTATTAGAAATCCAAACACTGGAAGTAGTTGTCCATACATTTAGATTTTTAGTCATAAATTGTATTTGTTTAGCTGCTCCTTCGTTTAATGCTTTTTGATACTGGTCATCCATGTAACTAACGTATGGAGTAACGCCAAGATTAGGATTGGATTTAGTCCAATTCTTTTTATCTTGCCAGTCGTCACCTTCATCAAGGCAAAAGAGGAGAGGAAATACAGATTCATCTACTTTTCTTTTCTCTAATATATCAACCATTACCTTCCTAAATAAATAGCATGGTGATTCACGGTTAAAGCCTGCTGTTGTAGTAATAAGTAGTAATGGCTGTAACCGTGAACCCATACCTGTCTCCATAACTTGTTCGACATCTGAAGTTTTTGCCGCGTGATATTCGTCAATTAAAGAAAAATGAGGATTTAAACCATCTAATGTATCTGCCTCTGATGCAACAGCTTCAAACTTTGAATTAGTAGATGGTACATTACAATTATACTTTAAAACATTGATTAACTTGTTAAATGATCTCGAATCTGCCTTTAATGATTTAAGCATTACTTTTGCAGTATCAAAAGCAATACGAGCCTGATCCCTTGTCGTTGCAGCCGTGTAAACCTCCGCTCCAGTTTCATTGTCACATAGAAAACAATATACGGCAATGGCAGCAGCTAACTCGGTTTTACCATTCTTTCTTGCTATTTCAAGGTAAGACTTGCGAAATCGTCTCCCACCAGTCTTTTTCTGCCATCCAAATAACACTTTTATAAAAAACTCTTGGAAAGGCTGGATGTTAAACTTTTGACCAGCATATTCTCCCTTTGTATGTCGGAGGGCAGAGATAAAGCCGAAAGCCCTGTTGGCGTGAGCTTCTGAATAAATATACTCCCATTCTTTATTTTTTAAATCATTTAAATGCCTGTCAACTGCCAACCTTGCATATTTGCCTAATAATAACTTCCCCGAAACAACATCCTCAATAAATTTCATTTAGGTGTTTTAACTTCAATAGCAATAAATCGAAATAAAAAAAGAAAGCTAACAAAGCCAACTGCCTCTAAATAGTCTATGTAATCAAACCAAAAAAATTTAACGAAGAGCCAATTCCACAAATAGTAAAAAGGAACAGCTAAACCTGTAACCATTATACTCATAACGATAATAAAGGTCAATGTTTCATATATACTTTGTTTCATTAGTTCATTTTTAATAGTTTAGCTATCTCATCGTCTTCATCTCCACTTCCATCTTGAAAATACTCTAAAGTTAACCTTGACTTAGGATCAAGCCCTAAAGTCTTAGATAATTCAAGGAATAACTCAAATCCTTGCTTAAATGCAGTCCACTCGGCACTTACCTGCCTGGCACCGTTTGGATGAACCATAACTGCACCATCTTTGCTCAATATTTCAGCATTGTGCAATAAATGACCAATGGCACGAGCTGCTATTGATAGGTAAATCTCATCAACCTGCTTTCCAGCCTTGTGAAGGTGCAGGTGTTCACGGATTCTGTTATAGATTCTTTGCTCACCTGCGTCCAGGTTAAACATAGGCTCACCAATTTCACCGGGAGTAAATGTTTTAATTCTTGATTTCTCCAAGGTGCCCTGGAGTAGTTTTGTTTTTATGCTTTTTTGTGCCATGTTGTCAATGTTTTATGTAATTTGTTTAACCCCCCTTTTGATGG